TCATGATACTCCCCTCAATGCTTTCTTTAAGTCAATAGTAGCAGGTCGTGCTACCGACTCGCGCCTTGTGCGCTCGTATGCTTCTTCATCAAATGTAGCAGGTATCCGCGCCCCTACCTCAACCAACTTGGGCTTAGCCTGACCGTCACGGACACGCTGAGCCATCATGGTGTCAAAGTGCTTACGAAACTTCTCCGGTGAAAGGATCACGGTACTCCAAAAGTCGTGAGCCACGCACCAGTCCATCATCTCCTTGCACTCTTCTTCGGTTCGCTTGTCAAGGCGAACCATCTTCTCGAATACAGCAAGAGCAGATTCATTGTTGCGGAATGGTCGCTTGCCGTTGGCTACGATACCGTCATTGAGGTACTTCAACAGCACCTTGGCAATTTCCCACGACTCACCCTGCTTTATTGATTCCTTACAGCGATCAACCGCACTCCGGACTTGCTCGACAGTAATAAGTCCTTCATCTACAAGAGCGCAGAGAACCTTTTTGTAATCTACGATGACCATCCGGAACCATTTATCCTACGAAACTCGTCAAGGCAAATAGTCAGGTATGTAATCATGTCGAGCATACTGTCTTCCACACCTTCGTTAGCCAACGTCGAACCCTGAGCGGCTAGTTGCAACCGTTTCATCTTGTCGTTGGCTCGCATTAACGCGCCGACCCAAGATGGAATCCCAAACTCTTGGCTCTGGCGAATGTTGTAGTAAGGGTCGTCTGGTCGCCCATAGTCCTTACTCTTACGGTCGTGCATCTCCTGCACTTCTGTCAAAATGTCATTAAAGCTCATTTCCCACTCAATTCTAGACCCTCTCGGGCATACTCTTCCCATTGCTCCACGGTGCCAAGGCGTACAACCTCGCGACAAAGGTCAAGACCTTCGTCAAAGGCTATCCACTCTGACTCTGACGATGGACCGCCGTCGTGCGTGTCGCAGAATACCTCGCTACAAAAACCGTTGTCCAGTCCGTACTGTAGCCATTCTTCAACTGTCATCTTCATGATCTCTCCTACCAACTTCCGCAGTATCCTGCATCGGGTGTTGGCAACCCATGTTGTATTTTAATTGCGATAGCAACCTGTTGCTCAGGGGTAGCTAACCACGCATGTGGCGAGTATTGGGTGCCACCGAAATGAACCCAATTCCAAGCCATGATGCCTAGACCACCCTCGTATTCTGCCCCTTGGTGCTTCCAGTTGCCGTGTGTCTCGCACCAAGCAACCTTATTCCAGTCAGCCATGTCCTGAGTGCTTACCAACGTTGTTGTAGTCACTACAGGAGCCGGTGCCGTCACCTTTACCGCCTTAGCGGTGGTCGTTGGGGGTACAAGTACCAACACCAACGCCACCACCATGGCATGCAAAGTATTACTCATCGCCCTGTGGGTAATCGGGGTTCTGAGGCCCGTGCTTCTTGCGCTTTTCTTCCATGTACTTAGCACGCTCCTTGAAGAAATCCAGCAAGTGCTGTGGAACCTTGTATTCCTTCTTCTCCATTAGAACATCTCCTCTGCTGTCTCGAATACTTCCTGAATCACCTTCGAGATGTCAGGTGCGCTCTTGATGATCTGAGCCGCACGCTTACGTCCAGCAATGACCTGCTTATCAGACAGGGAGCCACGCTCCTTGTATTGCTTAGCAAGGCTGGCGATGAACTCGTCCGAAGGGTCTAGTCGGTTCGCCTGAAGGATGGCCTCAACGTCGCCACTAGCCGAAGCTGGTGCCTGAGTTGCCTTACGTGGTGCGCTCCAAGCACTATTGCTAGATGGTGCCGAGGCTGCATTGCCGTCGTCATCTTCGTCAGCCACAAGACCCAGGACAGCCATGTACGAGTACCGGCGAGCGTAAGTGACCGCCGAACCCTGTGCCTGTGGGTCGTCCTTGACCAAGTGCAACTTCATCGAGTGAGCAATGTATTGCCCAGAGGTGTGGAGCAGGTAGGTGGTAAGCAGGTCGTGGTCGCCATCAAAATCGATGTGCTGGCTAACCGCTAAGCCGTTCTTGACCAGCACCGGTGTGGTGTGGGCAATCACTTCAGGGAGAGCCGCATACTTCGACTTGAAGAATGGGTTGACTGACCCCTTGGGGATAGCGGAGAACTCGCCCTGAGCACCTACCAGTGCCTTGACCAATTCCTCTATGTTTTCTGAACGTGCAGACATTACATTAGCTCCTTGTATTCGTCGCTTAATTCCACTTGGTAATTCATAAACGCGAACCCCGTGGCTATGAGTTCAATCGCTTCGAACGCACTTTCGTCGGTATCAAACGTACCGATGTAGACGCTGTTTCGAGGGTCGCTCTGAATGTAGAGAGAACGAGTGCCGAATTGCTCCTTCAACAGAAGGTAGAACTCTGCCCCCGTCCCACTCTTAAACCGAGCTGGGATTATTTCAATTGTGTTCATTGTTTCTCCATAACGCTGTCGGATACCGAAAGGATTCCGGGTCCGTCTTCCATACATGTTAGTCGATAAGCGCAGTAGTCGCATTGCCAATATTTACCGCTCTCAGGATTCAACATAATCTTCTCGCCATCGTCGCCTAGGGCAATAACGTCGCCAATAATGTTGCGCTCCAGTGCATCAGCAACTGATCCAAAACGCTTAATCTCTGCTAGTGCCAAAGGCTCCCACACCTCACGTGGAACGTGGAACTCCGCCATCTGACGGTTGTATTCGTTGATGTCCATGTTGCGTGCTTTGTTCTTTGACAATGCCTCAAAAGTGATTGAGCCCATGATTACGTTCTCGATACGAATCTTGCGCTCGCTCTCAATACCCAAGGCGTTCATACCTGCCTGAGTAATAGCCTTCAAGGCTGGTCCTTCACCCATGCCAACGGTACCGCGCATGCGGTTCCAGCCAACTTGCTTGTCGAATGAGTAGGTACCCATGGTCTTGAGTTCGTACAAGACCCAGGTTCCTGCCCACTCTGGGTTCAGGTCTTCGCCCGGTACAAGGGCATCACAAGACCCGGAAATGTTTCCGTTCTGGGATGACACCTCAAACTCGGCGCGAGGGTATACACGGGAAATTGCCCCTTGTAATGCTTCATGGACAATCGTTCCAAGACCGGTAGCCCAAGCTCCGGAACGGTCCATTGGCGTGTTCTGCTTAGCACCCAGACCCATGTAAGAGATCTGACGCTCACAGCTACCTGCCGATGAGTATCGCAACGCCGTACCGCGAGCGGTAGGCTTTGCAACCTTTGATGCTTCATACAGTTCCTCAAGCAACAAGTGCGTGAGTACTGGCTTTGATACTGGCTCCATTTGGGGCCTCACTTTCTCTCGATAACCACACTAGCAGGTTGTGCAAAGAAATGCAAGTTTATTTAAGGTTAGGGTATTTCCTTGAAATAAAGCGGTCTAGGTCCATGCCTTCATAACGTCGGCATAAATAATCAAGGCTGACAAACATGGGGTCGTATGACCCCTCACGGACTTCGTGACAGACTACTATTCCTCGCCAGTGGGCGTTTCCTTGTGGTCCTTTGTAGTCCTCGTCGTGTAGATAACATGCGCCAGCAACGAGGCCGTGTTGCGACTGTCCTGCAACAAAGCGGAGCCCGTAGGCGAGCGTTTGTTGATGGCCCATCGTAAACGTGTGACCAATCGCCCTAAGCCTCGCTTCAACGTTCCCACCTAGCGGTTTCCCAGACATAGGATTGTAAAAGTAATGCGAATACGCCACGCCATCGAGCCACAGGACTTCCAGAAACGGGATAACTTTCCAGCCGGTTTTTGCGTAGTCGAGCTGGTCGGTTGAGAGTACGCCTTCGAGTTGAGCATCCATTGAGACAGCGCGGTTGATTCGGTCTTCGTGGTTCCCGAGTAAGATGTACCGTTCCGGAGTCCAGGGCTTATGTTTTGTTCGTTTCCGGTTGTTATTAAACTTGAGTAATGCAGCGTTGAGATCTCCCCATGCTGCGTTGGCTGCTTCGATGTCTTGGACATACCGCCTACCTTCCATTGCTTTCTTGCCCTTGTCGTACATGCTCAACGAGGGCATGTCGGCATGGTCGCCTAAATGAATAATCTTGATGTCTTCGTCGTGGAACTCATCCACAATGTATTGACCAATCCATTTAAGGTGGTCGGTCGGGACACCGGGCTTTGCCTGAGTGTCTGGGATTACTACATGAACCTGCGATTTACGCATGTGATCTCCTGTGGATAACCTCGCCACAGAGAGTTTATCACAAAGCTTTAACTATGCGTGCTATTTGTGCAGGAGTTCGTGTATAAAGGTCAGGCCATGTCTTAGCCTCTGAAAACCCAGCAAACATAAGGCCCGCAGCCACTAAACCGCTACAAATCCAGGTGTTTGCCTTGCGAAGACAAATGCTGTTAGGCAACAAAACGTCTAGGGCGCAGGAGAGTATGCTAATAAAGCCGTAGGAAAAGCCGACTTGGAACCGGACAAATTGGAGAAATTCCTCTTGATTTATACCGGCTGGTTGTGCTAGAATTTCGTATTTTCCACCGGGAGCGATCTCGTCAAGGCGTTTGTCGTTCGTCACTCCCTTTGGCTCTGCCTGAATTACGAGCCAGTTACCGTCGCTGTCCTGACGGTCCAGTACAGCCACGTGGTTCCACTCCGAGTACTTACCGGCGCGGTCGAAGAATTGAGCGACTCGGATTGCTCGTCCGATAATTCCAGTGGTGTGACAAAACACCAAGTCACCGGTTTGCATCTTTCTCCTTAAGCATTGTGTGTATCTCCTTAATTAAGGCTAAAGCTTCAACGTCGATCTTGTAATCGAGAACCGAGTGTTCGCTGTCGTTCGCACCGATTCGTTTAATTTCTCGAAGGATCACGGCGTCGCGCATCGACTGAGATGCGACGCCAATGCCGATGATGGACTCAACCAGCACCGCAAGGTAAGACAAATAATAGTTAAGCCAAAGACGTGCTGGGTCGTGAAACCAAACAGGTACGGCTAACCACGTAAAGGTAATAGTGGTGAAGATAATGACGAACCACCAGCTACGGAAAATGCCCTGAGCTTTCCAGCTAGTCCATTCCGAAAGCGTTAAGTGATCACCAGTGACGTGGTTCTTGTACTTGCTCAACGTATTCCAATTCGTTCAAGTGCTTCTCAAGGTCCTTGCGAACTCGCTTGATTGTTTTAGCGTTTTTCTTTTCAGCAGCGGCAATCGCCATTACTGCTGCCTCTATTCGGTCAACGGCATCTCGCATGCTTGACCCGTGGTTCGGTGACATCTCCGCCTTAAAGTGTTTCCAGACAATACGACCAACAAAGAAAAGTACGGGGTAGATGAAAACTGAGATTACGTTTGCCCAATTAGCAATGTCCCCGATGTTGGCAATCATTATGTAGCCGGTACTGGTTTGGCAGGGCGAACTCGTGCTTGGTTGAGGCGAAGGAATGTTTGAGGCGTACGACCATCTACAGGTACACCCTTGTCAGGAACCAGTTGTGGAGCATTGACCCAACAGTAGATAGCACCGTTGTTGTCACCGTAGGAAACGGTCATAATGTCGTGACCGTGTACCTCGATAACAATGGCTGTGTGAACTCCAACACCACCACCGTAAACAACAAGATCGCCAGGCTGAACCTGGTCAATGGTGATGTGACGGTTGTGTGCTAGAAGGGTCCCGGTGTAGCCGGTGTGGTTGTAGCCACAGCCGTTAGGGTCGGCAATACCAGCGAGCCACGACACTAGGGTTACGAACCCAGAGCAGTCAGAGTTAATAGGGAATACGAGAGGCCAGCGACCAATCTCGTCCATACGCTTTGCGCCCTCGGTG